TTATCATTTTCATATGAATCTGCAATTGTATTTACAGATGGTAATTTAAATTTTAAAGCATAGTGTGCAACCAATCTTGGTTCCTGTTGCGAGTAATCAAAACAACCCCACTTGTGATTTTTTTCTGGAATAAATAAAGATCTAATCATTGGTCCTAACACAGGATCTCTTGCAGGTATTTGTTGTAAGTTTGGATTCGAATAACTAAATCGTCCGGTAACAGTTCCGCCATCATCAGATCTAATTTGATTTATTTCCGCATGAATCCTACCTTTATGTTCATGTTTTAATATTGTATCTATGAACGTTGTACTGATCTTGTTTATCTTTCTAGCTTCTGCTATGCTTTTAACTATAGGATGTTTATGATTAGTCAAAAAGTTTTTAGTAAAGGAAGGTTCCTTTGATTTTTCAGTTTTTTCAAAACTCTCTCCAATTTTTTCAAAAACTTTGGCAATCGATCGTGCTGCCCATATTTGAACATCTATTCCTGTTTGTGTTTTTACTTGGTGCAATAATGTCTCTTCTTGTTTGGATAATTGTTCTTTCAATTTATGAGCTTGTTCGACATCAACACACACCCCTTTCTCGCGCATCTGTACAAGGCAAGGAAAGAGATCAGTCTCCAAATTAAATATTTTTTGAAGATCTTGATTAATTAATTCTTCACTTACTTTATGCCAAAGTTCTAAAGTTAACTCAGCATCTTTTTCAGCATAAGCTCCTACTTCCATAGCAGGCATCTTCCACATATCTGCTTTAGGATCTAACCCTCTTTCTTTTGCAGCTTAGTAAGCAAAGCTTCACTTTTACCTTTACCTAAAAAATGCCAAGATAAAGTATTTAAGGTATAAGAAAATCTGTTCTCATCAATAAGTGAACATGCGATCATGGTATCTACAATAAGTCCATTTATAGATAGACCCATAGATCTAATCCAACATACGTCGTACATTGCATTGTGAAAAATTTTAGTAGCAGGGCATTCCAATGTATCTTGGAACCATTCTAAAGTACGTTTCTTGTCCATATTGGGTCCTGTACCGTGTGCGATTGGAAAATAACCAGACCATCCATCTACAGCTACCGCGATACCCACAACTTCACCAACCCCAATAACAGAACCTGATCCCATCTTTTTTAAATTAGGATCTCTTGTTTCTAAGTCGATGGCAATCTCTTTAGCTTGTCTAAGATCTGGATATTCTGATGGCTGAACCCATTCAGTTTGTGCAAGATATTTAGGTAACTTCATCTTTTCTTCCTTTTCATATCGTTTAATTTCTTAATTTCTAATTCGCAATAATGTATTATCTTTTCTAAATCTTCTACACCATTTTTTGTAAGATATCTACAAACATATTTCACAACGTTTCCCTGGAAGAACGAGAGATTATTTTTTGAAATAAACTCGTACGGCTGAATGTGAAAAGATTTATAATGTTTTCCACCTATCTGTTTATCTTGTGGTGCTATATCTTTAAATATACTACTGTCTGTCATAATTGATAACCTTTCCTTTTTATTTTCGCTTTTAGTTTATATAAATTATGTTTGGCTCTTGTCGTACCAACATACCAAACACGATGCTCTTCATCTTGCTTGTCAATACTTTTCTTTATTGCTTTCTGTATTTTATCACCTTGTTCTAAAGACAAGATTACGTTATCCTGTTCGCCACCTTTTATAGCATGAATTGTTGATACCCATATTCTTGCTTTTTCATCTAGTCTTTCTCCTCTTTCTAACATCTGTCTTATATAATTTTTTTCATTTACATCTACGTTGACAAAAGCATCATACCAAGATATCGTTCTGTCCCAAGAAACGTTTCCTGTAAATTCTTTCACATCTTTAATATTTTTTTCTTCTAATGTTTTACCACTTTTCCATAAGTCATAGAATTTTTTAGCGGAGTAAACTCTAACTTTATGACCTTTTCCTTTATTACTATCATAATATAAATTTTTCTTTTTTAATTGTTCCATTATTTTAAGCATATTACTTTTAGTTCTAGATAATATTAACCACTTACCTTTAGATAAATCTATCTGACCTAAATCTGATATATGAAATGATTGTCCTTCATTTGTTTTTGGAAAATAATCTTTTATTTTTCTTTGACCTAATATTCTATTTACAATTACACTAGACTGATCTTGCACCGCTTTTGATATTCTTTTTGAATAACGTAATACTTTTTCTTTTGCAGGTTCATTTATAAATCTTTCTACATCTGCACCAGCCCAGGTAAAAATAGCCTGGTCATCATCCCCTGCCAAATATATATCTTTACTATTTTCTTTTAGCTTGTCGTATAATTTCCATTGTAAAGGTGAAAGATCCTGTGCTTCATCTATAAAGACTACATCAAATTTTGGAACTTTATCTAATACATTATTAATAATATCATTGAAATCCTGTAACTTTGCAGTTCTTTTATACTCTAAAAAATTATCATGGATATGTTTTAAAGTTTCCCATTTAATGTATTTCTTATCATGTTCATTTCTATCAAATTCTTCTCTTATAGTTATATCTCTATTGATTGCTCTACCTATCATTTGAAAATAAGGGTTATCATTAGTTAAATAATGTGTTTCTTCTTTGTTAAATTTGTCAACATAGTTGACCTTTATATTTAAGAGTTTTCCTAGCTCTTCATAATGATAAGGTTGCATTATGTTTTCCTCACTTAATCTAAGAGTATGGTATGAAAATGCGTGTAGTGTTTGAAAATAGGGTAATTGTTTTTCATCAAAAGGCATTCTTTCTCTAGCTTCTTTTGCAGCTTTTCTTGTAAATGCAAAATAACCTATCTTGTGTGTTGATACACCTTTTCTAACATAGGCTTTCGCTCTATTAATAAGTCGATACGTCTTACCAGTACCTGGTGGACCATAGAATTTAAATATCAAACAATGTCCTCCTTATCTTCAAACGTTAAAATTTCTTCAGGTGCTTTTTCTTTTTTAAATATATCTAAAGGAAGTTTTGCACATCTTATTGCAGGAAAATATTTACCGTTCTTATCCTTACCAGGATAACGTTTCAGTTGACTAAACTCTGCTTGAAAATATGTTTCCAACATATGAGATGTTCTTTGTTCATCTTTCTTCCATTCATTTCTTTTTAAGTCATCAAAGTATGGTTGAAATTTAAAATAAACATATCCCTCTTCTTCTAAAACTGCGCCTGTCATAAATGAGTTGTGACTTGTAGCTTGTACACCATTTAAATATTCTTTTGTAAGTTCAAATAATATTTCTCTAGGCGTGGTTCCTGATGCCGGTTTCAGTACATCCATATTAGACCACAAATCTTTTAGCATCCCGTTAAAGTCTTTTGATTTTATAGGCGGAGGTACCACTTCTATTTGAGCAGCTATCAAAGCTTTTAATTCTCTTTGTTCTATAATTTGTTTTACATTTTTCGCATGTATTGTAGCCACCTTACCATTAGGTCTTGATACATTGATGTAAAATTCAGGTTCGGGTTTGTAATCTATTTTGGTAAGTCCAGATAACATAGGCCATGATTCACTAAGTTGTGAAGCCACACCAAAAGGTCTTTTGATACATTCTATCTTAGAGCATTTTTTTGCAATAGGATCTAGATTACAAGTATGACCTGCTGTATCTTTCAACCATCCTTTTATCTTTGCTAATACTTTAGCATCTCCCCAGTCGTCATCATAAAGAATATAATTTCTACCCGCTTCTAATACTTTCTTTTCCCAGTTATCTTTGTATTTCTTTTTAGCAAAGACCATATAATTAAATAAAAACCTATCTCTTTCATCAGGTAATTTTTCACCCTCACCTAATTCTTTTGTGATTGCTTGTAAGCAAGGGGGTCCATCTAAAAATTCTGCAGGCCCACCTGTAAGTTCCTTTTTTACTAAATCACCTGCAATTTTTTTTAATTGTTCTTTTGTTTGTAAATTCAAACCAATAATATTTATGAAGTCTTCGTATTTTATTTCTTCTCCATTTGGCATTAAAGCAACACGTTCTTTTTTATTAAAGTAAGGTAAGTTAATAAAATTACCATTGATGGGTTTACCGTCTGCATTCTCTCCTAGTTTAGTTTGTTTAGGAAATATTTCTGTGTTTGCTGGCAGACCAAAAGAAAATAATAAGGTTTCTAAAAATTCTCTAATCTCACTTGCTTGTATCTTTGTTTTTGTAAATACATAAACATGAAGTCCACCACTTTTAGATTTGATGGGTACAACAGGTAAATCATTTTCTTCTATAATTTTTAGATATTTAGATGCATTGAAATTTTTATAATCAGGATCTATGTCTATGGCTCCAAATGATGCCATACCATCATCATCACAAGGCTGAATACCAATAGATTTTTTACCTTCTAAATGATCTTGATAATCTTGTTTTAGTACAGGAGAAGAAGACCAGCCATAGTCACCAGGCTTGAATTTAATCTTACCGGACTCTGGATCTTTGTAACCATTATCTATGTTGCAGAAACCATAGTTACGTTTTAACCCTGTAAAATATGTAATGAACTCTTCCATAATATGAAAAGGGGCGACCGAAGCCGCCCCAATCGATTACACAATATCCTGTGTAGACTGATTGTTCTTTTCGTATTTTGGTTTAGCTGATCCCTTAGCTACAGATTTCTGTAACTCTTGAGCAATCAAGTATACATCAGCATCTTCTTTTTTACTTACATCTAAATTTCTTGCTATAGATGGTTTGTAAACATGCCAACTTTTACTTCCAGCTGTTCTACCTACAGTTTTTAAATTATAAACTGCAGCATATGAAGCTGGTTGATAAGGACCTTGATCATCTTTAAATCTAAGATTCTTAATCAGATTGTTAAGTTCTCTTGCTGGAGATAAGTTTGAAGATCTCATAGGCATAACACAAGGTCTCATCTCGTCATTGACAAGAGCCAACACATAAAAGTATGCAGTTTTTTCTACATAATTTCCGTTGGGTAACCTGTATCTACCATTTCTTTCTTCAACAGCATCTGCTGGTATCTCTAAATGAGTTCCAACAGGAGCAGAAGCACTATCGCCTCTCTCTTGCCATTCAGGATATCTTGTCTGTGCGTGAGCAATTAAGACATTGATACCATCTTTTTCTCCATCAATTAACTGACCAAGACTTGCTGCATATATCAT